ATTGTGAGCGAGGGACATAAGAGTTAGAGCGGTTATGGCATCGTTTAAATCGTTAGGATTATAAAGTTTTAAACTATGAGCGTTTGTGTTGCGGTACAACTGAGCTATGGCTAGAAGTAGATGTTTAAGACCTTGGTATGCACTTAGTTCTTCGTCAGATTGTAATTTATTTCCATTTATGATGATTGCAGGGGTGTTTTTCTTAAAGCACTCTTCGATAAGTTTGCCAGAGTCTAACGTTGAACCTGTCATTTCTCTTATGCGATGAAATATTCCCTTGCTAGCCTCTAAGATTGCATGGAAATAGTTTTCTTGTAGTAATTCTTTGGAGCAATATTTTGAAACGAGAGGGTGTATGTCACTGTCTTTCAATCGTTCTTCAAGGGTTTGAAGTCGTAACTTAGCATCTTTGAATGTTTGGACTTTTGTGATTTTTTGAACTTTTCCAGAATCGTCAAGTTCAAAACCTTTAAAAATCAGTGTTTTATTTATATTTTTCTTAAGAATTTCCCAATTTTCTGGTGCGTCGATATATTTACTCGGGACACAGATATACTCAACTGAGTCGAAGATTGGACGTAGGCTCCTTTGTTGGGAACAAGCGGAAATCAAGATAGCGCTTAGTCTGCGCCATTTAGTATATGTTGTATCTCCTACGGGCAAACCAAGAGTAGTTAACATGGTGGTGATTTGACTGCCTGTTATTTCATCACATAGAACCTGACAAATCAATTCAATATCTTGACTTTTTAACGATGACATGATTATTCTCCGATTGTTTTTACACTATTATACCAAATTTAGAAAGGAGAGCGTATGACACATTTTAAAAACTTGAATGTTCAACTAATCTTTCAGAAATGCAACGGATGATTATACCGCAGTCAAAAATGATTTTCTGAGAGACCCAAAACTTGAACCTGCCACAATTGGAATATTGATGGTTATTCTCAGTAATAAAGAGAATTGGCTTGTCTATCCAGAAGAAATAGCTAAACGATTAAATGTTAGTCGTGACATGATAGACCGTCATCTAAAAAAACTAGAGGATGCTGGTTATATGCGAGTTGTCAAAAAAAGCCTTGGTAGAGGTCGAGGAGTTCAGGCTTTCAGATTCTTCTCAGATATCAAAATTACCGATTTTCAATTTGAAATTATGCTACAGAGATTGGAAGAAGCTTTACAAAAGTTATCCACAGATTAGCAGTTACATTTCCTTATTTTACAAATCTGTATTTTACAAATCTGTATTTTACAAATCAGTAAAATAAGGCACTAATAAATATTAACTAACAACAAGTATTAAATAACAATAAATATTAATTAACAACAAGTCCTACTTCTCTAAATAAATAAAAGAGAGAGGTTTAAAATTTCTAATTTAGGACTTTGGTTTGAAAGGAGGGAAAATATGTCAAAACATTCATTGGTTTTAGATCGAACTACTGATTTTGTAGTTGCTGTTTTGGATGAAGCAGATAAAAAAGACCCTGCAACGATTATAGCTGTTGCAGAGTTATTGAAGTCATATAAATTACTGAAGTCTATGGATTAGCTTCTGTGGTTTATATAACAAATTGAGAAAGGAGAAAACATGAAGCAATTAAAACTAAGCATTAAACCCAAACAAGAACCTACTGAGGGCCAATCTCTTAATTCGTCAGGTTATTCAGTAAAAATCAATGACTGGGAGCTTGGCAGAGGGGTAACTGATTTTAAGTTAGAAATGTCAGCAGACAAAAAACCAAAAGCCACCGTCACATTTACACCAGATGTTATTGAAACTAATGGCGTGGTTGTGGATCCTCAGGTTTTAGAAACGTTTGAGCAAGTTTACTCAGACTTTACTGCTAAAATCCAAAATGAGCAAGAAAAATCTGAGCAGGAGCTGCAGGATGTGGCAAAATCACCGACTATTATCGAACTCTATATTGGCTTGAGACAGTCTTTGGCTCGAAAAAGATGGGAAGAGCTAAACAGCCTTTACGATTACCAACTGAACGAAAAAGAGCGTAATTTGTCAAAAGACATAACACTGGATGACAGTGAAACTAATGTCTTTCGCAAACACGCTCAGAGGGCTATGGGGGTTATCGAATAATCCCGTGCATTCTATCTGTAAGTCTATTATGCTCATTGATAGACTTAGACAGGTTGCTAGCTACACGGCTATCTCTTGAAAATTCATCTAGGACTTTGGCGAGTGCTTTAGACAAATTTTCAGAGTTATCAATGCCGTACTCATCAAGAATCATCTTGATAACTAGATCGTGCATAACATCATCTCCTTTCTGATTTCATTATAGCAGAAAAGGGGATTAGAAACAGAAAGGAGGAAAGAATGAACGAACTAGTATTATCAAATAATTCTAGTCAAATCGAACTGGAAATTAAACGATTTCTATCAGTTCCTTTAAGATTAAAAATTTTACGAGAATGTTTGTTGTATTTATTCTTCAAAATGACCAATGATACAACAGATATATCAGTAGACAAGTCAACAGTGCATTCTAGTGATGGAACGAGCAAGATAGTTTATACAGTTACTGTATGTAACTAAACAAAAAGCACCTGACGGCAATCAGGCGCTCAACAAAAATTATTCAAGGAAATTATAACATGAAGAGAAAAAAAGAGCAATGGAAACCAAGAATTGTAAATATTATGGCAGATGGTTCTCAAGTTGACGATCTGACAGGATATGTCATCCCTGCTGGTCATTCCTACTATGACATCATTCTAGGCATGAACAAGCGATTTAACGAGGAGGGCGTAGCTTAATGAAATTACTTACTAAGTTGAAACTTAGACTTGAAGGGGTTATTAAATCAGTCAACCTTGACTGGCGAGAGGTTGCGATTGAACTTATGAATGACCTTATCGAAGAACAAAAGAGCCATTTTGCCAGCAAACAAGAAATTTATGATTTGAAACAGGAATTGGCAGTCTACAAAGAAAAAGAGAGACAGGGAGAACAATATGTTTAAAGCACTAAAAACAATCAAAAAAATCAAACAACTTCAGAAAGCAATGCACGACGCAAGCGTAGCATTCCTACTTATGCAAGACCTCGGTTTGGTTCCTGATAGCGAAAAAGGAAGAACCAGAGCTAAATCGTTTCATGATGTAAGCCACATGATCAAGGACATCTTAGACGGCAAGTCAGTAGATGAAGCCATGACAAGACTAGAAATCAAAATGAAAGATGAAGAGGTGGAGCAGGAAGATGACCAGAATTGAACTTGAAAACCGTGTGTGGCTTTTGGCCAATCATGAAGAAAAAAACGAATTGCTGGATCTTGGGCTAACATCCAAGGCCAGATATGTGAAGCGAGTGCTGGAACTTGGAAAGGTGTATGCTCATGTTTGATTATGACAGAGATATGATGCAACCGCCTGAAAAACGAGAAGAACTTGACCCAAGCGAGTATGTGGATATCGGATGCGGTAGACGTCGATATGTGGGTGATGAAGTATGATTGAGGAACTACTTGCAGAAATCGACAACTGGCAAGCTGAGTATATGCATCTTGGCCGAGAGCTCGGAGAAATCATCAACAACCAACAAAATATTATTTTGAAATTGCAAAACGCAAACAGACGCTTGAAGCGTGAAAATTGGAATTTAAAGAGAACGAAAGGAAGAAAGAAATGAGTTACGAACAAATATCAGAGTCAACATACTTTCAAAACATGAGCTACTGGAACCAAGTTGCACAAAATTATAGAGCACTAGGTGGTCTAGGAATTTGTGACGACGAAACAGGTGAAGAACTTTATACAGTATAAGGAGAAATAAAAAATGACGAATGAAATCGCTAAATTTGACACACTAACACCGCAACAAGCATTCAAAAGCCCAGCAGCACTAGAAAGGTTTAAGTCGGTATTAGACGGGAGTGAATCACAATTTGTCGCAAGTCTATTGTCGATTATAAACAATAATAGCTACTTGGCCCAGGCAACAAATACAAGTATCATGAACGCAGCCATGAAAGCGGCGACTTTGAAGTTGCCGATTGAGCCAAGCCTTGGAATGGCGTATGTAGTACCGTATAACCGAAGCGAGAAGCGCGGAAATACTTGTGTGAAAATAAATGAAGCTCAATTCCAGATGGGTTATAAAGGTTTCATTCAATTGGCTCAACGGAGTGGGCAAATCAGGAATATAAACTGCGATGTCGTCTACAAAGAAGAGTTTTTGCGGTACGACAAAGTTTACGGCACATTGCATCTAACGGATGAGCAAGTTGATAGCGGAGAGGTCGAAGGATATTTTGCAAGTTTGGAATTGATCAATGGATTCCGAAAAATGATTTTCTGGAAAAAAGAAAAGGTTATAGCACATGCTCAGAAATATTCTAAAACCTACGACAAGCAGATTGGAGATTTTAAACCAGGAACACCTTGGAAAACTGAATTTGACGCTATGGCTCAAAAAACGCTCATAAAAGAGCTTTTGAGCAAGTATGCGCCACTTTCAATCGAATTACAAAAGGCTATTCTGGCCGATAACGAGGATTCGAATGTAAATGAAGTGAAGAGAGCAAAGGACGTCACACCTCCAGAATCTGACAATCTATCTGATTTGTTAGGTGCTCCAGAAGAAACAGGCGAAGTAATTGACCAAGAGTCAGCAAATGGTCAAATGGACATGCTAGAAGGGGAGGATTTCTAAAATGGTTGAAGAATTAAAAGATGTGACAGATAGCTTAGAACTTGTTCCAGTAACAGATTTAGAGATTGGCTTTACTCTAAAAGCCGCTGAAATCGAAATCCAAGGTAAAGAAGTTTTGGAGCAAGCTTTAGAGTCTTACAAAAAGAAATACGCTGGCTATATTGTTACAGAAGAAACTTTATCAGATGACATTAAAGTCAAAGACGAGTTGGGACGAGTACAGCGTCAAATTGAACAAGAACTTAAAAACCAGCTTTCAGAATACTCTAAACCTCTTGACGAAGCAAAGGCGTGGGTTGAAAGCATATTAGACCCTATCAAAACTTTGCAGACAGACATTAAAAATCAAATCAGGGAGTTTGAGGAGAGAGAAACAGAAGCCCGAAAGGAAACGGTCAGAGAAGCTTTTGAATCTGCAATCGCAGAAAGTGGTACAGAACTTGACATCAAATTATTTGCTATTTACTTTGACGATTTCAGCAAGAAGAAGTGTTTTATGGCCGATAATGTGCGAATCAATCAAGCTACTTCTAAGATGATTGTCGGATTGGTTGCAGAAGAAGCCGCTAAGAAGCAACAACGTGAAGCTGGACTTATCCAGATTACAGAAGCGGCAGCTAAAGCTGGTCTCGGACCTACTGTCTACATTCGCAGTTATGACAAGGGAGCGAAACTTGTTGATGTTTTGCAAGCAATTCTTGATGATAAGGCATTAGCTGAACGAGCTAAAGCGGAAGACGAGTTGAAAAAACGTATAGATGAAATGACTGCTATCGCGGTGGCTAAAGGTTTGAACCCTGAAAAGTACGTTGATTTGCTAAGAGAGGGTCACTCTGCTTTGGATACTATCGATATCTTACATGCAGACGCAGCTGAGCTTAGACGGACTAAAGCAGAAGCGAAACAAGATACTCAGGGTCAATTCTACGCCCAAAATCAGCCTGAATTTGGGTCGGAAAGTAGTTCAGGGGGTAATCATACCACCGAGCAAGAAACAGGCCGAAAATCGCAAAATATGGCTTCTGAGGATGGCGTTAAAAAATATGGTTACAAATTTACTGTAGATTTAATTTTTCCAGCAGAAAACGCAAAGGAAATAAAGGAGCAATTTAAAGAATGGCTCAATGCTCACGGCGTTCAATTTGAGCCACAAACCAAATCAGTAAAGGTGGAGATGAAATGACACTGGATTTACTTGGAGAAGATTACTACTCAGTAGCTTCTGCACGTCGCTACTGGTCTATCTCGCAATACAAGCGATTTAGAGAGTGTGAAGCACGGGCATTGGCAGAGCTGGCAGGGGAGTGGGAAGACCAACGAGATAATACAGCTCTCTTGGTCGGAAACATGGTTCACAGCTATTTTGAAAGTCCCGAAGCACATAAGAAGTTTATGGATGAAAATGCGGATGCCATGATTTCAAAAACTGGTAAAACCAAAGGTCAGTTAAAAACTGACTTTCTGGTTGGCCAGCGCATGATTGAGCGACTGGAAGCCGATAAGCAGTTCATGGACTATTATGTTGGCCAGAAAGAGGTTGCCGTGACAGGAAAAATAGAAGGTGTGGAATTTAAAGGCAAGATTGACTGCCTTAATGTCGAAAAGGGCTATTTCGTAGACATTAAGACCACGAAATCTGACATTGACAGCATGGTCTGGGTTCGGGATGAAGCAAGCGGACGAAATATTCAAGTCCGCTGGTTCGAAGCTTGGGGATATATATTGCAGATGGCAGCGTATAAGAAAATGCTGGAAGAGCAGTATGGCAAGGAGTTTACCCCTGTTATCTATGCCGTGACTAAAGAATCTACTCCTGATACCCGAGCGATTGTTTTTCAATCTCAGGAAAAACTTGATTACGAGTTATCTGAGTTATCTATGCTTATTAAGCATCTTGATGATGTTAAAAAGGGCAAAGAAGAGGCAAAGCCATGCGGTCATTGTGAATATTGCAAAACGAAAGCGTTGAGTCAGCGTGTGGAGGTGATTTGATGATTCATCTATACGAAAATCATCTTGGTGGCTGGTACACGCTAGATCGATACGAAGAACCAGATTACTGCGAGACGTGTAGAGAGTTCGATGAGTATATCGGAGCATTTCAAAGCATGGAAGATGTTGCGTTGAAGCTATTGAAAGAGAATGCTTCAGACGAGGAAATTTACCGAGTGACTGGACTTAAAGTGATTATTAAATTTGAAAAACCAACTATCTCCATTTTGGAAACAACTCAAAAATCAACAAGCCGTGCATTCTTGTAAAACTGCGAACTAGAAAACGTCAGTAAAGGTCATGTGACCTTGGACGAGCGACTGCCCGTATTTAGCCAATTATCACAAAGGCAGTCGCATTTTTTGGAAAATGATATGAATGACATTAAAGAAAAAGCTCTGGCTAAGTTGCTGGAGGAATTAAATCAACCACATGATACCGCACTTGACCGTGTTCATAACTGGATATGCGAGCAGGAGGATGAGGAATTATTTAAAGGAATCTTAAAAGAGCGATACTCTCTGAAGTGTGCTTTAAGCCATGCTAAAGAAAAAGCTCGTAAATTTGCTGAAAACGGAGTCGCTTGTATCGATGATGCTACTGTCTTCAGATGGGTTAGAGAGTACTTTATCTCAAATTCACAAGTATCTAACATCCAGCAGGTGCCTGTTGAGTCCGTCAAGAAGAAAAAGGAAGACAAATCTCAGGCTTCTCCTGAAGAAAAGGTTGATGTCCCCAAAATTAGGAAAGGCGCTGGTCCAGATGATGATATCATCATGAAACCTAAAATTAAGAAAGAGAAAGGAGTAGTCGAAAAGCAAATGAGCATTTTCGATTTCTTGGATGAATGAAACATGAACAATGCAAGCGAGAAGCCGATAGACGATTGAAACCACCTGCAAACTTCTGGAGCTGGTGCTATTCGCAAATCACAACGTACAAATGGACCAATAAGGACAAGACCATAATTGCTTCAGATTTGAACCTTGGTCATTGTATTGAAAAGCGACTGACAAAGTCGTCACGGCTCACTTTTTATGACAATACTTACTTTTTTTCTATCATTCTCAGTACTTCGAAACGCATTGAAATCCAATCTTATGAATTTAGGTCGAATTTGGTAGAAGGAAAACAATTTATCGATTGGCATTTTACAAATTTGGAGCGATTCGAAAATGACAAACATGTGAAGATTGGCCAAGATTACAACGGACAATTTTATCCGTATCTTTTCGCTAATTTCTTTAGCGGAGGATATTATACAGGTAATAAATTCTATCCAAACAACTGGGGTGAAAAACTTAAAAAGGTATCTGAACTCAAATATTTGAAGTTCGGGAATATTTACTACTGGGAAATTGAACGGCTTTACAAATATAAGTTTGAAATTGAATTTGCTCAGAAAATTCATGCTTACAAATTGGCCAACGAAATCATGAATCCGGGTTACACTGGATTCACCAAAAACGTAGATATGCGAACCTTGAATCGCAGATGGCTTCAGAAGAATAAACAATTTTTCAAGAATTCAAATCGTAGTTTTAATGAATTTGAGTTGAGCCGTCGATTAAAAGAACGGAACGGC